TTACCTAGCAAGGCGAGTGTTTGACGAGAATTTGACTTGATTCACGTATGACAATAAATGGTCGGCATTTAGGTGTGCATACTTCTGAACCATTTCTATCGTTTCCCATCCGCCTAACTCTTTGAGTACCATTAGCGGTGTTCCGCGTTGGATATGCCAGCTTGCCCAAGTGTGACGTAAATCATGAAATCGGAAATTCTTAATATTGGCTCGCTGCAAGGCGCGCTTAAAATCCCTTCGTGAAATATCATCACGTAGTTTCCCTGTTCCGCTATGAAAAACATAGGGAGACACTTGATATTTCATCCTTTCTTTGATTAGATTAATTGCGTCATCACTTAAAGGCAGAGAACGTCCACGTCCAGATTTTGCAATATCGCCAGTAACTATTGCCATTTTGTTAGCAAAATTAATTTTATCCCACGTCATTGACAAAATCTCCGTCATTCTAGCCCCCGTCAATAAGGCGAACTGGCAGACATCTTTCATCCAATTAAGATTTAAGCTATCTAATAATCGCTCTGCTTCCTTTTCAGTAATCCAGCGGATGCGTTTTTTGGGTTCGCTATTTTTAGCGATATAAGGCACGACATCAATCCAACCAGCTTGCTTTGCCAGATTGATTGCCCGCATAATGGACGAACGATAGCGGTTTTGGGTTGCTGGGGAAAGTATTTTCCCTGTGCGTACAACGTGCGTAGGAATCGCATTTTGAATATCTTCACTTGTTAAAGAACTAAGCAGCTTGTTCCCGATTTCATCGCGCCAATATTTGGCGTGCTGAATTTTGGTGAGTTTGTCTTTTTTATGCTCTGCGTCTTTGAGCAATAAAATTAAGGCTTGCTCCACCGTTTTTTCGGGCTTTTTGTTAAGCTGCTCCACTTGCCATGCTTCGTGCTTGAGCTTATCGTGGAGATGTTGAGCTAATTTTTTGTCAGTTGTTTTACTACTGCATCGAACTCGCTCGCCGCTTGGTGTGGTAAAATCGATTTGCCACACGCCATTTTTATTTTTGCGGATCGGCATTTTTGTTTCTCCTGTGTATCACCGACCTTCGCATATAGATCGCTGAGATTTTCAGCTTTTTTGCGATTGCGATCAAGATCGGATTTAAAAACTCGCCACATTCTAGACCCTTCCATTTGGAAAAATCCCCACTTTAATTTATTTTTCCGCACGGTTGTTTCGCTAAGGTTCAAGCACTTTGCAACATCGCGAATAGTGAGCGTTTGTTCCATATTTCCTCCAATAAAAAACCGCCCATAAGAGCGGTTATAATGATTTATTTTAGTTAGCCCACTTCATCTAACTTATTCATCTTTTTGTAAAGAGGATAGGGCGATTTAATGGGTTGTAAATGGGTTTTAAAAATCGTTCGGGTCGTCGTCTTCCTCTAGCTCTATCACATCAAGCCGTTGAATAACTTCAAATTTAGCTAAAAAACGCAGTCTGTTCTCAAAATCACCATCTCTCCATACATACATAACTTCGCGTTCCGGTTCTTCAAACATATCCCAGGAATAAGCGTTTTCTTTCGCGATATGTAAAGCGACATTATCAAAACACCTACTTTCATCTTCCCATGTATTTCCATCATCATTGTTTGTAGGATTGTTACTTTCCAATGCGTAACGATATAAATATTTAGCCATAATTTATTCCTCCGGTGGTTGTGGTAGTGGTTGCCAGTGTGTTACTTCACCATCTGTAAACTCTGTAAATCCGCACAAGTCTGCATCGTAAAATGCAACCTTCACAGGTATGTCATATTCCGGGCAATATGCGATAAAAAAGCCATCTTCACTTGGCGGGCAAGAGTCATACTTAATCCAGTTGCCATCTTTCTGGTAATCTACAATTTCTGGTTTTTCAAGGACGTAATCAAAATCGGAGCAGTGCTCATCTTTCTCCTCTTCGGTTAACGTTTTTTTCTTGCATTCCGCTTTACCTAAAACCACACCATAAACAGCATACGGTAAATCATTACTCTCATAATTTTCGTATTCGTCCATGTCGTCTGCAAATTCGTGAGCCTCGACAGCGCCAGCCAAACAAGTCTCTCTTGCTTGCTCTAATGTTTCACACAAATTAATAATGTGGATATCGTTTGATATATCCACTGAAAAATATTTGGTCATTTTTTCCACCTTTGTTTGCTTAAAATAAAAAACACTCACTTGGAACGCCTATTGGATTTATTTGTTTAAATAATTAATCATTCTTTCCCCGATCCACTTAATAACCGGTACAGCCATACTATTGCCGATAGCTTTATAGCGCGGGCTATCCGGGCAATCTTCGGCTGGTTTATTTCGATACGATATTTGCGTATAACCTGGAGGAAAACCTTGTAATTTTTCGCATTCTGAAGGGGTAAGTTTGCGAATGTTTTGGTTGATGCTCATGCATGGAATGTTATTCCCATCTGTCCCCATTCTTGCGGTAAGTGTTGGCGTAGTGCCGTCCTTTTGTATGCGCACAACATCGCGTCGGTCTGAAATATCGAACAAAACATTTTCCTGCCCATTATTGCGCCCTAGGCAGTGGGCAGTTGATGTTGAAATAATCGGGTCTTGCGTACCATGTACTACAATAGTTTCAGAGCCACCACCAAGCGCCCCACCACTAGCTTTTACTAGCCCCCCCAATACGGATTGGCGATACGTTCCAAAGCTTCCCTCAGCGTAGCAGGTAAAACCTTGTTGCGTTTTTCCGCACGATTGAGAATACCCTTGCAAGCTTTTGCGCTCAAAAAGTATTTGGGCGACGCTTCTTTCTCTAGCACTTGCCACAAGGAACACGCGCTTGCGTCGTTGGGCGAGTCCGAAGTATTGAGCATTGAGTGTTCGCCACGCGACAGTTCGAGCTGAATGCAATAAACCTGCGTTTGTCCATTTTCGCCCTGTTGGCTGCAATGGCTGACGTTCTTGAACCAGTCCAGCCAAAAAGTGTCCGAATGCGTTGTCCTTGGTGGATAGTACACCCGGAACGTTTTCCCACAACAAAACGCACGGCTGCTTACCGTCTTGGTATCTAACATAATCAATAGCCTCTAATATGTGTATTAAAGTTAACGTGAGATTTCCGCGCTCGTCATCTAACGAGTTTCGCAAACCAGCGACAGAAAATGCTTGACAAGGAGTACCACCAACAAGCACATCAGGCGCAGGAATTTCACGGTTTAAGATTTTTTCGGGTAAGGTGGTCATATCACCAAGATTTGGGATGTTGGGATAATGATAAGCAAGCACGGCGCAAGGAAAAGGCTCAATTTCGCTAAACCACAGCGGTTTACTTAAGCCTTTCCATGCCACGCTTACCGCTTCAATCCCTGAACAGATTGAACCGTAGGTAAACATAGTGCGGTTATTTTTTCCTCTGTTTTGGATTAATCACAGGCAACACAGGCACAATCGGTTTTGCTGTTGTAGCCATTGTTGATGTGCTACTGCGGTTTTCATTTATCCAGTCAAATAGTTCCTCCCACGAATCGTAGTCAAGTTTGTGGAATGCGTTATTTCGGTCGCTTGCCCAGCGTTTCAGATGCTCATTAATATCGCGCGTAATTACCTCTCGAGTGTTACTGCTTAACACGCTCCAGTAGGTTTTAACATCGTGAATAGTTTCGCTAACGATATAAGTATGTCGTGGCAAGCTGTATCGGACGTGACTAATCATTAAATCTTGGAATTTATGTAAGGGGATTTTGATGTTAATTTCATTCATTTTCTCCCTCCTTTTTTCTTATGATGTTTAAAGTGCGGTCGATTTTCTCGGAGTTTTAAATTGTCCTGTCGGATTTGTTCTACTTTAATTCTTAGGTGGTCATTATCGCTTTCAAGCTCTTTAATGCGTCTTGATTTGGCAAGATTTTCATTGCCTAATTTTTCAAAATGATATTTATTATTTTCGAGTTCCTCTTTGAGGATTTTTCTGGCGAGGGATTTTAGTAAGTTCATTGTTTTTCCTCTATCAATTCCAATGATTCCCAATTAACAATATAACCACCATGTCTACTTGATATTCCTTGATCTTGCCATTTTTTATTTTCTGCTGCCTGTTTATCTGTTAATACGCACACTTTTCCAAAAGGTAGGTAATTATTATTTTTATCCTCCATAATAATACCTTCTTTTAAACCCCATTTTACGCGACTACCGACAGAAAAAGGCAATGTATAAACATTGTCAGTTACCCATTGTTTAGATAGGCGGTTATTTTCTTTATCAAAATCATACTCAAGATTTTTTTCTTCAAATTCTTTGGCTTGGCGATAATCCCAGCCTTGCCATTTAATAAGATTTTCAGCGGTGTCTTCATTATCGCCGCTCCACTCTTTTAAAATGCTTTGATAAATGCCAAAATCTTCAATATCAAATTCTTCATCTCCAAAGTACTTTTTGTCTGAATTAACTTCATCTTTGTATTCTTTTTCTACCCACTCCTTTAAAAAGGCTGCAAATAAATGTTCATCATTAAGTGTTGGGCGTGGAACCTCAGGTGTCCATCTACTGTTTCTAATCATTCTATTTCTCCTATTTTTTGGGGGTAATAAAAAGCTCGCTTAAGCGAGCTGGGTTGAGAGCAATAAAAAAGCCACTATTGGTTAGTGGCTTGTGGTGTAACTCAAAACGGAATATCATCATTAAACCCATCTTGTTCAGCTGCTGCGCTTAATGGGTCGGGTTTTTCTTTGTCTTTGGTTGGCTGTTGTGTTTCATTGTTTGCCTTGCTGTCTAGCATTTCAAAGGATTGTGTCGCTACTTTAAGTGCGGTGCGGTTATTGCCGTTTTGGTCTTGCCAGCTTTCCTGTACCAGTTTCCCTGTTACACAGATTTTTGAGCCTTTTTGCAGATATTGTCTTGCTACATCAGCAGAATTGCCATGCACCACAATAGGTATCCAATGCGTACGTTTAACTGTATTGCCTTGTTTATCTCGGTAATCATCGCCGATAGCAAGATTAAATGTGGCAATTTGCCCACCATTTTGGAATTGGCGGATTTCTGGGTCACTGCCTAAATGACCGACTAATATCACGGTGTTGGTATTACGTGCCATTAGCGCATCTCCTGTATGAGTTGTTGATAATATTCTTGAGCAATTTCTACTCGTTCTTTGATTTTCTCGATGATTTTCTCATCACGTTTAATTGTGACCGTCGTGATACGTTTTTCTTGGGGGATTTGCTCAACCAAGTCAATGTATCGGCTTGGGTCGTCATAGCTTGATAATTGGTCATAAGGGGTAGGGAGGAGAACAAAATCAATTTGCGCCTCACTACAATCCCATAGCCACATATAGCCTTGCATTTGTGCGTCATACCCCGCTTTTTTGGCTTTTTCTTCCGCCTCATCAGCAAAAAAAGGGTGTGAGCCAATATCCCAAGAACATTTAGTATCTATGATTAATTTTCGGCTTGGCACATAAATATCGCACTCGCCTGTAATCCAATCGTTTTCACGTCTTTCCGTGTTCTTTTTAAGAGGTAATCCACGTTTACGACCGCTTAACTTAATGGCTTGTTCTTCTAGTGCAATGCCTTTCTCGGTGTATTTATTCCCCTCAAAATCTCGATAACCGAATAAATCAAATTTCACTATCTTTCTCACCGCACTTTTTGCTGTAGCAGATATTCCGTTACCGCTTTTAGGCTTTACCATTAAATCAGCCAAGCCAGAGCATCTAGCTTTGAGTTGGTACATTTTATTTTCCTTCTATGGTTGAAATTATTTCGGTGTGACAGATTTTGCCGTCACAGTCTTGATTAAGATTTAGGGCGTGTGCCATATACACCACAAATGCACACACGAGCGTAATGATTAATTTGTTCATTTTCTGTTCCTTTTGTCGGATTTTAGGTGTGAGAATCCGCCGCAGGCTTAAAAAAGTGCGGTCGGATTTTGTGGTGTTTTTAGAAGTCGATTTTGACTGCTTTTGGATTAAAGCCTCGCAAGTGTTTTAATACACGCCAGTTTGTCATTGGGTCGATGTTAAAATCGCTTGTGATGCGGTTTAAGATTTGGTTTGTTGAACGTAGCACGCTTAAATATTCGTAAGCCTGCCCGTAGATTTGCCCACTCATATTCGAGCCTAAAACGTTAAAGGCTTTTTCGATATGTTGAAATGTACCTACGCCACGTTTGAAAGCAAACCACAACCAAGCAAGCTGTTGAAGTTCATATTCGGTAAATTCAAAGGTGTATTTCTCAGGTTCGGGCAAGGCTAACTGTTGTGGTTGGTTGCGGTGCATTGCTAAGAAAGCACGCAATACAATTAAGTGAAATTTTGGGCTGATCCACATTGCGTAGGCTATTACAAGTTCTTCGCAGGCGTAAGTGCCGCGATTTACACCGCTACGGAATGATTGCAGGATATTTTCTTTGTCGGTTTCTTTTTGAATTTCAGAAATCAATTCTTGAGTGGCATCAAGGCGAATAAATAATGAAGGTTGATGTTTTGCTTCAGCACCACTAGCAATGTGAAGATCGTTTAATGAGTAAAGGTTTTCAAAAGTACGAATTGCAGTTTTAAGAATGGTTAGATTTGACATCTTTTTATACCTATTGGATTAAGTTGATAATCCGAACACTGTAAGTAGGGTGATCGGGCTTCACTTACACCGCCAATAGTCGGCTGGAGCTTATTCAAGTGTATTGTATATCGCTCTCTCGACCCGATCATAGTGTTCTACAGATCTGTAGATCAGATTTATAGGCATAAAAAAACCGCTATGCTATCGGGTGCGGGATACCGCTATTGGTTTTGTGTAAGTGCGGTAATCATAATCCGAAGTAGGGGCGGTGTCAATGACTATTCTGCTTTCTGATTTTCTAGCTCTTCAAGTTTCGTTAATTGCTCTTGACTAAACTCATACGCCCCACTATCACAAAGTTCTTGCAGGGTGGTTTCGCCATTGGTAATGCTTTGTTTGCATTGTTCGAATGTGGCTTCATCAACAACTGCTAAAAATTCCGCTTCTTGAATATTGTCGGTGTAGTTGAATTCTTGATTTTCTACATCTTTCACAACGGCTTGGTCGGCTAATACGGCTTGTTGCATTTCAACAGAGAGTGGAGCTTGTTTTGATAGCAATAACTTAGTTACGGTTTTTAATGCCATTGCCTCGAAGTTATCGTGCCATACGCCATAGCCTTTTTTAAATGTTTGGCTGTAGCGTTGAGCGTGTTTGACGATGTCATCGTGACTCATATAGAGTTCAGCCGAAAAATCGTTTACCAGTTTAAAATAGGCGTAATAGCCGATTGGGTTTTCGTTTTGCTCAGGTTCTTGCTCCCAGTCGAACTCAAAACCATTAATGAAATCTTTTTTGATAAGTTGCTTTTTGTACACAGGCAATGCGACTAAGCGTTTAAATTGCCCGCTACGTTGTGCCAATTGGATAAAGCCTTTATAGCCAATTTGGAATTGCGCTTCGGTTTTCTTTTCTTTGTTGTTTCTGAAAGGGACTATGTAAGCAAAGCCTAAACCATTTTGTAGTGGCAAATTCAGTGTCGCAGCCATACAGGCAGCGTTAAAAATGCTCATTGGGTCTGCTGTTTTAAGCATTGCATTGCTATTGGCGATTTGCATGACACTTGTTGCAAAGGTTGCCGCATTTTTGCCAACAAGTTCCTTAATCTTATTTTGCACATTCGCACTTTCAAAAAATGTTTTAAGCGCAGGTGGCTGTTTATTTTGTTGATGTTGGACTTGGTTTGTCATCTCGCCCTCCATTAATCTGGGTCATAATCATTCATTCTGTCGTTTAATTCACGCTCGGCGATTTTCTTAATCGCCTCTTGTCTATAAGGCTCATAACTTGCACCGCTACCAATAGCAAGCCAGAAATTATCGTTATCACACAACATTTCCGTGAGTTCGTGATAATGCGTTTGGTCGCCTTGCTTTAAATCGTTGTCAATTTCAGTGGCGACTTCATCTAAAGCGATTTCATAGCCTGCTTGCCAATCCACTTCTCGTTGGTGTGCAGCATCGAGTTGATAGTAGTAATCATCGGAAGGTTTCATTGTTTACTCCAAGTGCGGTTAATTTCTGCTTGTTTTTGTGCGGTGTAATCCTGCAGTTCTTTTTCTGTTGCCAGTGTAAGATTGGGCGGTAAACATACGCCGTTTTCATATATGCCCCCTTTCAGTTCACATCGGGCTTCTTGTTGGATTTGTTGGCTTAATTCGTTATCGTGCCAATCGGTGGGGTTGGCGTTGGCGTG